ACCTGTAAAGCTCATGAGTAAGATTTTATGAAGTTAGGACAGGGCCGAAGCCCCGTCCGTCACTTCAGATTAATTATCCCTTGATGATAACGTGCTGGTTAGCAGCGCGAGTGCAGAGAGCGATCTCTGAGCGGTAGTGGAACGTTGCCGTGTCCTCACCAGAGTCACCGTTGTTGTTATGTCCAAGGACACCTCCGCCAGTTACCCAGTGCTCCAACTCGCGAGAGTAGCCATTTGCTTCCTTGTAGTACATAGCGAGTGCAGGAGCCTTAGCGCCTGAACGAGCGTCAGTAACATTAGTCAATGGAATCATAGCTCCCTGCAGGTAGTTACCCGCACCCAAGAGTGTAGGATCGTTCAGGAGTTTCCAGTCGTGCTTGTGGAAAGTGTAACCGCCTCTAGTGAACGACTTAAAGCCGAGCTTGACGGCCATATCAGCATCGTTGTTGAACGCACCGAACTGACCAGCCAGGCCTGCAGTTACTGAAGTTGCGATACCAGAAGCCAGCATGTCGTCGATAGCGAGGTCTTGCTTTCTGTTCAAGTACATAGCGTACTCAGAAGGAGCACCCTGCTTATCGAGCTGCAAGATCAAGTCGTCGAACTCAGAGAAGCTATCCATTGGGTTTGCGTTCGCATTAGAGATGACAATACCTCTGTCCTCGATAGCAGAGACGTAACCCTCAGATCCGAAGACTCCGCCAGCCATATCAGCAGCAGCATCACCGTCCGTAGTGGTAGTCTTCTCACCGAAAAGCAACATCATCTCTCTGCGATCTTCGAAGCGCTTGCGTGCTTCTTGCTCGCCGTACATGAACCATCTGTAGTCACCGTTGCCGAGGTTGACCCAGCCAATGTTGGTTGCCTGAGAGCCGTTGACCTGGTAGCGATCCTTTACGATCATGAATGAGTTCTGACGCTTTTTAACGTCTGAATCCCAGAAGCGATCGGGCTGTGCCGTACCCTGTCCGTACATGTTGCCCAAGACGATGAACTTAGAGTCCGTGGTTGCATCGGTGTCAGCAGTAACAACGTCTGTTCCGTCGAGCTTCCTCAATACTACTCCAGAAGCGTCTGGAGTAGCGTCACAGATCCAGCGAGTACCAGTAGCGGCGTCCATAACGACGTCCTGCTTTCTGATACCTGAGTTGAGGTTGTCGTCAGCGGAGCCGAAGTCAATAACCAACTTACCAGTAGCGGGGGTCGCACCAGTAGTCAAGGTCTGCTGAGCAGCAGTGGCATCGATAGCCTTGTGACGACGACCAGATTCCCACCAGTCGATCATGTCGGAAGTGCCGCCGCTCTTAACGGCGCCAACGAGGTTCAAAAATCCAGTAATGCCTTGGTCGCCGTAAGACTGAACCAAGTCAGGAAGGACAAAGTCCTTAGTGGTCTTAACGAGGTCGTTAAGGGTAGTGTACTTATCGGGCGTCAGCTTAAGACTCGCTGGCGCCTGGTCCAGAGAGTAGTTAGTACCCGTTCCTATAGTAGCCATAATTATTTAGTTTTTTAGATGTTGAATGTTAGTTTATCAGAGCTTTTGCTCATCAAATTTCTTACCTGCTCGCCAAGCGGGTTTGATTCATTCATGCTTCCAGAGTTTGGCTGAACCATACCTACGTTAGCGGCTTTGTTTACAAGACCGCGTTGCCCGTCACCACGACCCTTGTTGTACGCAGCACGCACAATGGTGTCGATGTTGTCAAGCACTGCCATCTGTGTAGCAAGCCCATCGTAGTCAAAGCTCCCGTCCTCTCTAAAGAAAGGGTCGAAGAACTCATCTAGTTTAGCGCCTCTTTCCATCATGGATCGGCGATATTGATCATTCAGGCCAAAAGTCATGCTACTTCCGTCTCCGAGGTCAAACTCCAACCCTTCGACTGAGCTAAACTCGTTAGCCATGTTGTTGATCCATTGCTGATCGAACAGAGGTTCGTCTTCGTTCTGATTTTGAATAGGTGCCGCGTATTGATCTCTAATCTCCTGGATCTCTGCGCGTGCCTGTTCAGCATCAATTTTAAGACGAAGAGCAGCAAGTCTTGCTGTCTCTTCTCCGTGCTTCTCAGCGTCTAATTTATAATTGTCACTAACGAGCATATCGATCTCCTGCGGTGACAGGTTTTTGTAACCTGCAGCCGCAGCAACCTTAACGGCGGTGAGATCATCCATCCCCTCTGGGTTCAACGTCTGGTATTTAAACCAATCTTGTGGCGTACGTCCTGTCTCTTGGACGAAGCGGTTGATGGCTTCAACACTTTCGTTTACCTGAGGTTGATTGAAATCCTCGAAAGAGTTAATTTCTCTATTGAGCCTTTGGCTCACGTAACTAAGAATTCTGTTGTCTACATCCTCTTGAGTGTACTGAGGGCGTTCGTAAGGAGTTTCCTGTCTGCTTTCTACAACGGCATCAAATTGTGACTGCTCTTGTGTAGGAGATGCCTCTGGGTCTACGTATGGGGTAGACTCATTGCCCTCATAAGAAGGTTCAGGAGAAGCCTCAGGAGAGGTCTCTTGAATCGTTTCTTGTGGTTGTTCGACAGATTGTGACCCTGCACTCATAGATGCAGCAAGGTCTTCGGGGTTGTCGAAGACCTGGATTTCTGGAGTTGTATTCTCTTCCATTATATTTAAATTTTTATTCTATTTTATCCTACGTAGCAGATCAGGTCTGCTGCGCTGGCAAGGCAAGAGGTAAATCTACCGTATACGACAGCTCCTGGCTGCACGGGAATAACGTCCGTGGCCGTGGATGCAATCTGCTTATATGTAGATGTCGTGCCATCCCAGTTGTAAATGCTACCTTTTACCGTGGCATTAATCGCTGCGGCAGTGGGGTTCAGCAGAGCGAAGATGTACTTCCCTTCTGAAGGAACGAGAGCATTTGTTGCGTCGAGAACGTAGACGTCCTTAGGTAGTGTGTCTGATGGATGTGCCATTATTCTAATATATAATCTGGGTCGTCCATTCCGAAGACTCCGTATTCAATAACTTGATTTGCTTTTGTGGCGTATGCCTTAAATGTAGTGTCTACGGACACAGGGATAAATGCAAACTGACCACCTCCGATCTTTGCTACAGAAGCTTCAGAAAAAGTAGTAAATCCTAAATCACTATCGGTAGAGTTGTACACGTAGATGTAGTCTTCGAGAACATCGGACAGGTTTCTTACGTAAACATAAGCCCTAGTCTGCTTGTCATTCGCCTTATATACAGTGACCCCGTTTAGCTCTCCGTCTCCAGCGCCTCCAGAGGTTTCCTTTACAGCCCCTGTGGTGTCTGCAATTCTAGACTTTATAATGGTTCCAGAGTCGGCCTCTAGAGACATCCTGGCGCTCAAGCCAACGCTTGTGCTTAGAACGTCGCTGCTGCTAATACCTAGTGTTACGCTAACTGATGCCATTACTGTTGATAGATTACCATGTACTCAACGCTGAGAGCACCGCTTGTTGATATGGTGATATCGCTTGATGCGTCGTACGGAAAGAATGACCAATCACCACCATACAAGTCTCCAAGTTCTCGTGCAGCAACCTCAATGGTCAAAGAATCAGAGTTGCTTGTTGACAAATTCTTGATGTAAATCTTGTGAGCCTTTGCAGCGGTGTAGTCAGCAGACGCAATAAGAGTGGTGTTGGTTTGAGTGCTTCCGTATGTAATTCTGTTTACGCCAGTCGTGTAGTCAAGACCAGTGTCGCTGTTGTGCTGCGTGAGCGTAGCAGTGGTGCTGAGAGACAAAGCGTCGCTTGTGAGGTCTGCGCTAGTAAGCGTGAGTGTAGCTGTGGTTGTAGGCATTATTCGAAAATTATAAGGTATTCGACCTCTTGGTTGAGAGAGTTAGCTGGAGTCTGAACAATAATGTCAGAGTCTGGGGTTGAGGTAGTCACGGCAGACCACGGGATGAACAAAAAGTCACCTCCATAAAGTCTACCCAACTCCTGACCAGTGTAGGTTCCGTCTGAAGCGCCTGCGTCCTCTCCGACGATAACCGTGAGGTAGTCAGAGGTCACAGTAGATGTATTCTTAATGTAGATCTTGGTTGCGCCGCCAGCAGTAAACTTGGACACGCTTGCGTTACCAATAACGTAGTTCTGAGGGTTGGTAGCGTCCCCAGCCAAAAACTTTTTTGCCACACCTTCAACCTGAGACATACCCGTAGAGGTGCCTGCATTGTACAGCGTTTTAGTAGCGCTCAACGACAGAGCGTCTGTCGTCAGGTCTGCACTTGCAATCGATAGGGTAACAGTGGTAGTAGCCATTTGTATTTGTTATTTCTGCAAATATAGTAATTATCTGTAACGTGAAGTTTTACGAGCAATAGACTTGGGTTGTTTGACAAACTGCTTACTGCTCGATGCCTTCGCTTTGTTTGTAGCCGCCTTCTCGCCTTTACTCAAAGCGTCCCATGCTGCCTTAGGCAGATACCGCTTCTTTCCAGCAGACTTAACCTCCTTGGAGCTGCCTTTCTTTTTATTTGCGTGAGTGCCAGACGTCATCCACTTTTGTGACGTCCAGTCCTTTAAAGACTTCTGTGATTTTTTAAGTCTAGGCATTAGTCTTTGTATCCACCGCCTGCAGCTTTGTACTGCTTGGCTAGCATCTGAGCTTTGCGGGCAGACCACTGCCCAGCATTACCACCCTTAGTGCCTGCCTTGATGCGATTAAATAATCTTTTTCTAAGCGACGGCTTTGTGTAATTTCCAGCCTCGTTTACTCTGCTTTTACTTTTTGCCATGGGTTACAGTTTTAAACTGAGCTTTGGCCACGGCGCCTGGGTGTGGCTTATATTCACCGCTCATGAGATAATATCTACCACCCTCTTCCATCCAGTGATATCCCTTAGGGGGATCTACCGATACTTTTTTCTTAAGAACCTTCATGACCACTTCACTTTGTCTGCCCAGTAAGCTGCGCTTGTCTTACCCTTAGCAATGTTCTTTCTGTGGCGAGCCTTAAATGATTTCCGCTTCGCCTTCATGCGGGCAGACTCACCAGCCTTCGGCTTACCTGCAGTTTCTGCACCTCTTTCGCCGAAGCGTATGATTTTAACCTTGCCGTTGTCGCGGACCGCCACAACGTGAGACTTCTTCCCCTTAGGGGATCTCTTGGGCTTGTTGAGCCCAGAGAGCCCATACCTTTTAAGCTTGTCTTTTAGTCGCTGCTTCATTCATCATAGACATTAGCTGTGCCTCCATATCTGCAGGCACATTTGATTCAGTATTATCTGCGGTCATTTCAGGAGCAGGCTGTGGCTCTTCTTGAGTCGCAGCCAGCTGTCTTTCTTGTCTATCGCTCTTGTTCTGCTCTTTCATAACCTCAATCTTCTCCTTGAAGTTTTGGTCGTCTTCACGGAAACCAAGGGTGGCTTGAGCTTTAATCATTTCAATCTCTTTGCGCATCTCATGCTTGGCTTGCTCTAGTTGCATCTCAAGCTGAGCCTTAAGCTGCATTTCTTGCTGCCTTATCTGCGCCTCCATCTGGAGCTTTTGCTGCTCTCCCTGTGATGCGGCCTGCGCAGCTTGCTGAGCTTGCTGGGCCTGCATCTGAGAGTTTTGAGCTGCTTGCTCTGACTGCTGAGCCATGCGCTTCTTTCTGCGCAAAACAAGAAGTCTTTCCGCCTGGTTGATATCCTTCATACTTCTGACTGCCATAGCGTCTTCAAGGTCTATCTGACCTTGCTGTATGGCCATCTGAATGTTTTGCTCCAGGTACTCTTTGTCTTTGTCCTCCATGTCTCTAACGACCATAACGCCAAAGTTGTACATAGGCAGATCTTTGAATGAGTTTAGAACACCCATATTGGACTCACCGATAGCGTTGGCATAAATATCGTAGATGACAGAACCTTCTGGAAGAATCTGAAGGCATTTTACCACGTCTTGACACACTGTCTTATACAGGGTCAATGAGGCGTTTGTGATGTCGTGAATAGCATTGTTTCCCTGATGGATAGCTATTTGCTGAACCCCTACAAGAGCGTCAGCTTTAGGCGTCGTGCCGTCCATTTGCTCGTTGATCCCCGTTGTGTCGCGAATCAACTGCAAATAATGATTGTACAGAGCAATCATTTCGTTGATGTTCCGAATCGAGTTTGGAATCTGCTGAATCGGTGGTGCCTGCTGTCCTCCTTCTGGCGTTCTACTTCTGTAATAGAAGACACCAGTTTGTTCGTAGATATCATGAAGCTCTAGCGGCTGAAGCTCACCTCCTTTTCCGAGCTGAACGTTCTCAAGACCTTCAATATCAATAATCAATCCGTCTGGCTTTGCCTTTGCTACGGCTTGCTGAATTTTAAGGTGCGTCAGCTGAAGCATATCCGCAAAACCAGTGCAGCTCTCAACCATAGACTTAGGAACCATTCTACGGATGTTTGTTGCAACCACAGAATAAGACAGCTTGGCTCTGCTGATGTCATGAATATTCTTTGGAATATTCTTCATCGGGCCATAGTCAAAAATGCAATCCGTTCCGACAATAAACTTGCCTCCGTATACAGACGCAACCTCCATCTTGTGAGGGGTTCTTTCGAACACAGAGTTTTTACGCTCCTTGTATTCAAAGCCCTTCAAGTAGAAGTTGACATTACCGAATCGGTTTTCTTTTTCTTCGAAGTAAATGGTGTCTACCGAAATAAACTCAAACGACAGCACATCAAGCATGTACCCGTCATATCCGTATTCGGTGCGCTGCATGCGCTCATCATACCTTGTCTTCGAAAAATCCGCTGGATTGTTCCCTTCGTTGCTTTTCACCTGCTTAGCCAGCTCCTTGAAGTACTCCTCAGGTTTTTCGCCAGCCATTTTGCGCTTCAGCTCCCCGATAGAAATTCGCTCTACGTGCCCAGCATACACGAGGTCACCAAAGTTATGGTCCTCTGTGTAGCTGTGGACAAAGTTCACTGGGTCTACATACTTGACGTCAATACCATAGGACGGATCGTTATCTCTTTTGGTGACGGCCATACCTAGCGCCACAATGTCGTTAACGCATCGTCTGTATGTGGTGTCGTTAAAGTTAGACCACTCTAGAGTCATGTTGGTTGCGATCTGAGCCGCTACCTCTGCGTCGGTCTTGATATTTGTTTCCAAAAAGATTTCAGCCTCCTCAAGAGTGTCTGGTATCTGGTCTGGATCCATATCTAGGACCAGTCCAGTTGTTTCCTTAAGTTGCTGTAACGCAGGCTTGTTTTCCACCTGAACACGAATCTTGTCCTTCATCTTGTTCTTCTCAGAAGAAGAAAGCGGATCTACGGATTCCAGGTTTGGATACGGGTTGCGAGATAATATTTTATTTGCAACAACACGAACAAACTTTGGCAGGATAGGAACTGGGGTAAAGTCCAGGTTCAACAAACTACCGTCTCCTTTGTTGGGAGACAATGAGTTAAGAAGCTGCTTGTAGATTGACGTGTCTTGGTTTCCGTTAGCGTAATCTCTGTTTCTTTCAAAGACTTTGTTTCTTTTCCCCAACAGAGAAGTCGAGTCTGTCTGCTTTCCCCATTGAGAAAATATGGCTCTTGCGTACTGAAGGCCGTACTCCTCGGAGGACTTTTCAGATCTGTCGGCCAGGGGGTCTGGAAAGCTCCCCTTTTTATTGATGTTGCCAGTACTATACATTTTTGCAAATATAATAAATCATCCGATCGTCTTATATCGACGGAAGAATACCTTCTCCGCAAGGTCTGACTTCGGCTTCTGTTTAACTTTCTGGGCTGCCAGCAAAGCTAAGCCAGAACTGATTGTCAAGTCATATTTAGTTCTGTCGTTAATTTTGAAGCCTATCCAGTCCTCTAATGTACGATTAAAGTACATCTTGCCATATTCACCAGTGTCGTAGTTCTCGCCCACGTGATCGTGGATATAGGCTTCAATAGACTGAGCGTGAGACTGAATAACATCTTGAGAGTTAGACGGAATGCCCTTGGTCTTTACATTGACCCTTGAGTTTGGGGTCTTTAGGTGCTCTGGTCTGTTCATTAAGTACCCATCGTAACCTCTTGATTCAAAGTATCTTACGATGCCGTACTTGTTGTTTTCCACGAGGAGTGGATATCCGTAAAAGAAAGCAGCCATAAGGACATCTTCGTAGAAGATCTTGGCTAGATCTGGACGTGAGGCGTACTCTACAACGAACATATTAGAGGGGTTCTCCATATGAAACTTGTTGTAGAGATGTAACGCCCCCTTAGAGCCTCTCCCGTCGACTGTGGAGTCGAGGTCATAGGAGTCAACACCACCGCATCCTCTGTCTGCAAATGGAGCGACAAGCTTACCCCTATCCATCTTTCTAACGTTGCGTTGTTCCGCAGGTGGCATCCAAGCCACGCGGAACCTGCCGTTAGAGTCTGGAGAAAACACAACCTCTTTGTCTTTTTCTTTCCAAACGAAGTTGCCCCTAACCACTGGATTTGGGTATAGCTCATCATTGTATTGTATCTGCTGGTAGATCTTACCTATGTTGAATAGGCTACCATCGATACTGTCGCGGAATGCCTCGTCTTCGCTGAACGGAAACTGTCTAGTTATCTCGTTAAGCTCCGACGGGTTGTGTTTCATACTGTCGCGCTCATTCTTCAGGTACGTCCTCGCCCCTTGAATAACGCTATCGCCGTCAAGACCGTCCAAAGGCCCATCAGGATCATCCATGATTGGTCGTCCGTGTACATCAAAAAAACCTTCTAGTGATTCATATGCTGGTATAAAAAGCCTATATAGGCCACTCCTCGTCCTCCCATTGGCGTTCCGATCCATTGGATCTGAATCCGCCCATAGCTCCTTGTATTCTTTTCCCCCTTTGTCCATCGGATTTACGGTGCTTCCGACCATTGCCTTTCCGACTACTTTTCGCCCGACGATCAAACACGTCCGTTGAATCCTCCAGGCGTCCCTTATGTCTGTAGGTTTTTCCCATTTTCCTGCTTCGTCTAGATACAACAGGTGAAGCTTCTCACCGTCGTATGCGTTGTTAGTTGTGTTTTTCCAGTTTAATACCGTATTGAGAGCCTCGCCCTTCTGCGAAGTCTTATTGTTCTTTGTGATTCTCTTAGACGGCTCGCGAAAAGCCAGCTCCATACGTGGGTTGGTTGTACCATCTTGGATGGGTTTAAAGAAGAAGGGGTAATGCCTAAACATCTGCACAACCTTCTTCATGAATATATTCTCTTGGGCGTCCTTACCAGTCTTTGACTGTATGCCCATGAGCTTATCTTTTACCTGTGTGGCCTCGTCTAGCAGTACGGCAGAGCAGATATTGGTATACCCGCTCCGCCGACACTTAGTGTATAGCTGTCCCAAGCATCGGGGATCCGCCTCACACGCTGCCATGTGCAGAAAGATGTCTCTCTGGAACTCAAGATAGTGAGGATATCCTACATCTATCTTGGTCCACTGCAACATCATGTAGTGCCTGCCCGTAATATAAGTAGGCCTACCTGCATTGAAAAACCAAAAGCCTTCACGCCTACGGCGAAATTCCTCCTCGATA